TTTTCCATTTCATTTCCTTTCTGTTGGTTTCAACCACGTTGGCATGGTGGAGATGATTGCATTGGCTAAATATCTAGCCTTGTAATCATTGACAACACCAAAGTTAATATTATTCTCTTTCGAATTACTTGGGTTCATTAAAACTTCTTCCAACGCCTCCCTGTCAATCTCTCGGTCGCAAGACGTTAGAGCGGTGTTGAAAGCTCGATTAAACGTAATGTCATCACCTGTTCTTTTTATCTTAACTTTCCAACCTAATATCTCACTTAGCTTCATTGCTGTCCTCCTCATTTAATAACTGCTGGGACGGCAGGGATTTGACGAGGCGTGCTTCTACACGGTTTTGATTACTGGATCCATCCAGCCCGATTTGGTCGCTATACTCGTATAGTTACCCTGCATGGCCAAATATCTAAGCACGTTAATAATGGGTACCATTTCTGGCATAAGATAGTACTTAGCCCGTGATATTCATTGGCCTTAGTGCTTATAAGCGTCTACCTATTCCGCCACGTCCCAGCATAGTTATGTATCGTCCTTATCATCCTTACGGATCGCCCACCAAACAAGCAGACACAAAATCGGGAATGACAATATGATTAACGTCCACCACAATATTTCTTTTAAGATTTTCATTTTCAATCACACTGGAATTGATTTTTATAGATAAACACCGGCCGGCATGTTTTGCAAATCCTGTGTCCCGCCCACATTGACTTAAAAGGTTTTCTGCACATTAAACAAATTCGCATAGCTCTGTTTGCTTCTAATCCATATGCTCTGCTTTTATTGCTAACCTTTTTCATAGATCGAAAACCATGCTTTGCCCCCGCGGACTTTAATATCCGCGAGGGCTATTTATAATTTAGAACCGTGGACGTTCTTGCGTGTCCTTAATGTACGCGAGCACTTCTGTCTTGCTCATTGCGCTAACGAACGCATGGCAATCGTCTTTCCCTTCATCCATGCAATACTGAACAGCTTTGTTCTCACGATGCGATTGCGCCAGCGGGATAGCTGATAATCCGGTCGCGGCGAAGATCCAAATAAACATCGTCGGAACCAGTAACGCACCATTTTTGTTTAACTTTTTCATCTCCTCATCCTCCTGTTTTTGTTTTTCAGCCCAATTGCTGAAAATGTGTTTTGAAAGCGTTTTTTTGGCATTGGATTTCGCCAGTCTATTCAGTCAAATTTAAACGATTGGTCGATTTCTTGTACCATGACCTCAATCCGCTCATTTTTGTCAATTTTGACCGATCCTTGAAAGATTTCAATTTGCCGGTCATCAGCCCAAACAGTTTTGTTAAAAGCATCGCAAATGCTCTTTGGCAAGTTTGTCAAGTCTGGGCGCACTTTGTTCTTAAAATAAAAGATCATCGTAACCAAAACAGGCCCAGTCAAAACATCATGCTCAAACTGCGACTTAGCCGAAAGCTTGATATATTTTTCAAAGTCCTTAAATCGCTTTGACGTGAATGGTCGCCCTTGGCGGTTAAAGATTTTCTCGTTGTCTTTCGATATCGCGCGTCCGGGGAAAAGAAAGTAATGTACCTTCATGCGCTTGCCTTTCGGTAAATCCCCTGCAATGATAAACTCTGCGCGGAGCTTAGCTTGACTCCGGCCTTAACCAAGTCCTTAACCTTGGCGATAAAAGCTTCTTCCCAAGCCGTCTTCCGATATTTGGTTTTGTTTATCTCATCGACCAATATCTTTGCCTCGTAAATTGTCATAACTCTAACTCCCGCTTTTAGATGGGTTGCTTAGTTTCGATTAATACCAACCGCTCGTTGCACTCTGCACACATATACTTAAGCACCACAATGGTTTGTGTATCAATCATGTTTGTTGCAATTATGTGCCGCGAATGCCGTGCATAGAAGTTTTGGACGATCATCCAAAGCCTAATTTTGCTTTGTTTGTTGCGCTTGGATAATTCTTGCATTCGCACAATTTCTTCATACGTGAGCATTTAAAACCCCTTTCAATGCTTTGCCATTCCAGCAAGAACTTCTGCTACTGAAAACGCAAACTTGTCATTGAATTTGACAGAATCTTGAATGTTTTTGTTTGCAAAGTATTCTGCGCTTTTGCTTTTCAATACACGCAAGAAGTACGGCCAGTGATCCTCAACCGACTCCCCTCGCTTTTCAAACTCGTCAAGTACGGCAGACAATACCGCTTCGGGCAACTTGTCGCTTAGATTGCTTTGTTTGTAAAAGCTACCTGAAAGTTGGTAGATGTTAAACCCTACCGCTTTGGCCTTTTCAGCTTTTTCAACAAACTCTTTAGAAAATCCCGCCAGATTTTCTGGCGGATCTTTTAGTTGGTTGGTTAGTTGGTTAGTTGGTTGGTTAGTTAGTTGGTTAGGGCATTGCTTAGGTGATGCTTGAGCATTGCTTAAAGCATTGCTTAAAGCATCGGTTTTTGTTCCCCATCGTTTGTTTGCAGCTTTTTTTGCTCTTTCTTTAAACATTGCTAAGTGACCCTGATGATCTAGCCAGTCATTCACTAGGTAACCCTCATCACACTCAACAATAAAACCAACCTTTAACATAGCTGCAACCATGTCTCCGGTCTTTCCCCACCATCCAACAACAGACTCCACCTCTTGAGGCGAATACCCAGCTAGCTTGCCACTATCGCAATGGTACTTACCGCAGTAGCACCATAATCGAATAGGCAACACCACTGAATCCTTCCCTAGCAAGCCGACGAGTCTCATTGTTTTAGGGTGGGAGAAATAATCAAGATCAAGATTTAGGTAAAACATAAAGAACGAAGCTCCTAATTAAAACAACAACCTTTGCCCGTTTTTATCAAGTACCGATTCGCCCAAGTGATACTCATAAAGCCCATTCTCTCTGGGACCGCGCGGGCGTCCCTGCACATCGTATAAACCATGCTTTTCTTTGCGGAGATCGCGCAAGCGTGCGCTCACCGATGCTTCCGGGTCATGCGTCCAAGCGGATATTTCCGCAAGCGTGTACCACCCTCCGCGCGACATAAATTCATAAACGCGCCCTAGCTGATTATCTAAGCGTTTCCTGTCAAAGAGCGGATCGTAAGTCTTTCCGTCAAACGCTTGTTCTTTGTGTGCTGATAAGATCATGGAAAAACCTTATTATTAAACTCTTACGGACATTTGTTTTGTGCTAAAAAATCTAACGCCGGGGATCGGAAAAGCGTCTTTTGTAGCTTTTGCCTGCTTGTTTAATGCCGTTTGGTCTGCCATAACCAAAGTGATCGGGGCGCGCCCTTCCGCGACTGCCTTGACTAAAGCGGCCAAGTTTACGACTTCCGCGGACCAAACTTCTTTTAGCGATTGACCTTCTGCTTTTATTGCTCCTGCAACAACGGGGCGCGGAGCGACAAACACTTGCTCTGCCATTTCTCGGCGTTGCTCGGCCTTTTCAAGGTTTCCATTGGCTTCGTGGCGCTTGGCTTGCGCTTCAAGTTCAGCCCGGCGCTTGCGCTCGGCGGCTTCTGCTTCTTCACGAGCTTTGCGTTCGGCTTCCGCGCGAATGCGCTCTTGCTCTGTCAAAAATTCAACTCCACGAGCCTTAACGATGCGCTCCGCTGATTCTAATGGGTCTAATTGCTCTTTTCTCTGCGCGACAGCCGTCTTCCAAGCCTTATGATTCGCCTCGACAATCGGGTCAAAAGCCTCACCGACTTTCTTAATTAACTTTTTCACGCCAACTAAGAACGCGCTCACGCGGTCGTAATCTTCTTGCGTTTTAATCACAAATCCGTTGGCTTGCTGAACAACGTCAGTGATCTCTTGTTTAACTTCATTCTCAATAACTGAAATTTCTAAATTTTGATTAATCATTTAATTAACCCTTTCGCTTTCTTCCAGTTGTAAATTTGCAACATTGAAAGGAAGATTGATTTATCGTTTTTGTCTTTGTGCTCGACGATATTATATTTCTCTTCGCTGATGTATAGCGCGAAGCGTTGCTTAACTTTTATTTTTAAATCTTCTTCAATTAGGACTTGATACGCCGCCGTTTGAAGTGCGTGCGCCGGGGAATATCCGCCGGTTTTGTAATCAAAAATCACTGACTTATGTTCCCAGAACATCCCGTATCTATCTGGCGTTCCAGCAAATCGATAAATCGCTGACCCTATAGGCTTCTCAACCAAATCCCAAACTGGGGCTGAAATTGAAATCCATTTCTTTAGCTGATTAACCCACGGCTCAAGCGCTGAATCGTATTCTTTTAGCTTCCCTTGCTCAAATAGATGTGCAGTGCGGTGAAACGCTGTCCCAAACTTCTGCGCGCGATCCATAACATCGGGATGGACACAAGAAAAATCACTCGCCCCTGCGGATTGCAATATCTCAGACACCGAAGGGATTACATTCCCATCAATGTCTCGATAGATATGCCCATCCTCTTGGAAGTTAACTAGCACTTGAAACCCCCTGCGCGACGTATTGCTTCTTTTCGTTGTATTCGCCGACTTGCACATCTTTAAAGACCGCAATAGTCCCGGGCTTGACGTCAACAAAATCGCCGAAAACCTTAATAAACAACTGGACAGTCGCCTCATTAAGCACGTCAACAACTGCGTATTGATGAGGCTTTTTATCTTCTGACTTTTTACTTGAAATAACGAGCGCGGCGACGTTCAACTTGTCCCCTACTTTTGCCTGCGATAATGCGATGATGTCAACTGCTTTCATGGGCTCTTCGGTGGATTCAGGCATGGAGACGGGAGGCTTGCTTGCCGTTGGCTTGGTTTCTGTTTTCACTGCGGAAGTTTCGGCATGGGGCAAATCTTCCAAATCTTGCGTAAATATATCACTTGCCCCCGTCGCTGATAATATCCCGTCAACATAAGCGCGTTTCTTTGCCATTTTTAAGACGGTGTTATAGGTGTCGGCAATGTCAGGGTTTTCCGCTTTCTCGCCGATTTCGCAAATTTCCCATTGCTGCGTTTCGGGATTTTTAGCAACCCCAAAACCATCTCCCCCAATTTTTTCTTTCGCTTCCTTAAACTTCCCCTCTTTTTTTAAATTCCAATATTCTTTCGGAGCGGATTGCCCAGTAAAAATCTTTTCTCCGCCGCGATAACGATATTTTGATTCCATTGTTGAGCACGAACCTACGCCCGTCGCTAACTCAACCCCTTGCATGTTGTGGACGTGGCAATAAACATGGATTTCGCGATGCCCGTTTTGAAATTCCGTAATGCGAATATCTCTATCATTGTCAATAATCGGACGCAAACGAAACGTCATTGATAACTTTTCTGCCCCCGGCTTTAATAGCGTAGGCTTATCCCCGCACCCCGGAATTTTCCCAAAGTGCTGTCCTTCTTGCATAACCTCGCGCATCACGTCTTGGATTAAATTGACTTGCTGTCTTACTTGTGCCGCCGAAAGCGACATCTGCTGCCCTTGCTCTAAAATCAAATCATTACTCATCGCACACTCTCCTTTTTATTGATTCTCTATACACGGATCACACCATCCGTCGGTCAAATTCCTTGTGTGCTTATTGCATTTCTCGCAAATACTTTCTTATTCCTGTTCAATCTGTTGGCCGGCATAATGCGCCATTATGTTCCCGTCAATAGAATTGATAACTGCCTGATTAGATTGGAAGCTCATTTTTCAACTCCCTCAATAATCGCGGTTGTAATAAAAAGGAATGCTAAAAACACAATGCAAAATACGGCTGCGCCCATGTCTTTATCTCCTTATTAAAAGCATTATAAAAATTATTATTCCGACGGCAACAGCAGGGATAACATAAAACACGAACGCAGAAGCAGAGTTTCGCGTTTCTTCAAGTTTCTCCAATTGCTTCTTTGCTTCTGCGTATACGCGTTTCTTATACGCGATCCTCTCTTCGAGGCTTTCAAATCTTGGCGTTTCTGTTTTGATTTTCATGTCCTCTCCTTTTTTAGTTTTGCAAAACTTGCCACTTCCTGCGAAGCATATCGAGTTGCACGCGCTCGATAAGCACCGTCCTTTTGCCGGGACGTACCGGCTTGATTAGATTTTTTGAAGTAAGCGACTTCCACATTCCCTTAAAAGTCGAGTACCCGACCCCCAAGTAATTCGCTGATTCTCTTAAGTTGAGGGCTTGCTTTTCTGTTAGCTTTTTAATCATCGATTTGCTTTCTTGGCTGTTGGATGGCATAATATAAACTAACATGTTCTATTCTTTTTTAAATTAAAAAAATATCCAACAGGCTTATCTAATACTATTGATAACCCTGCGATCAGCCCGACCCTTGGCTCAACTTTGCTCGACATGCAGTTATAAATAGTTTTAGATGTAGTCGGATAACCCGTCGAGCGCACCTGATGTGCTATTACTTCAACGCTCAACTTGCTTTTCTTGATTGCTCTTTCAACACGATTTGGAAGAAACATATTCATCTCCTTAAGTTGATTTGAGTATAACATAACGTATTTTGTTCCGTCAAGTAGATTTCTGAAATATTTTACATTTATTTTTAAGCTTGGAATAATATGGATTTTATGAAATTTAAAGAAATATTGCAGAGGTTTCGAGAGCGTCGAGGATTTAATAAATCTGAGGTGGCGATTCGCATCGATGTAACCCCAACTTATTATATGGAATTGGAAAGCGGCCGCAGAGGGGCTCCTACAAAAGAGAAACTAGAAAAACTTTCAGATGTATTCGAACTCTCGCCTTCTGAAAAACAATTATTTATTGATACTGCCATGGAAGAAAGATTATCCAGCGACGCTTTTGAATGGCTTGCCGGCAAAGAAAAAATCCAGCAGATCCCAATTATTTCGTGGGTCGCGGCGAATAAATGGTCTGAGAGCGTTGATGTCTTCCCTGTAGGCAGCTCCGTTCGGCCACTCCGGCACCTCTCCATATCGTCGAGACTTTTAGAACAATGCTTTTTGTCGTCGTGGAAATATCCAAAACTAATCTTTTGCGTTGGTCTTTGATGGTCTTGGTTGGACAAGCACTTTTGCACATTTTTTGCACATTCCACGTGAAGCATTAAAAATCGATTTCTAAAGAACGCCATTGCTAAAAATGATTAGCAATTAAAGCATGAAATTCACGCAAAGTCAAACCGTTATTCTAATCTTCCCAATAATACCCAACGCATTCAAAAACGGTTGGATTAGCTTTGAAAATCCTATCCAAGTCAGATGGGCTTGGCTGTTTCGGAGTCAAACCGCTTGCCCTCTGTATCTCGCTAATATAATCAATGCGGACCTGCTCACTGCAAAATGTTTGCCACGGGTTCTGTATAAATTTTAAATGCAGAAATTGCCCGAATATCCCAAGCCAATCGTATGTTTTCTTGTACCACGGGAGCGCTAGCCGGCTCGTTACGGCACTATAAATTGAGTTCTTCTCCGATTCGGTTAAGTCTTTAATGCGCCAGAATTTAAGCATCTGCGAAGGTTTCATAAAGTCCGAAATCTTAACTTCCCTGAAAGTCCCAAATCCCTGAGAGGCAGCAAATCCCTGTTTGTGCAAAACAAAGGCATGGTTATAATTCCCGTGTTCGTGCGCCTTTATCCCCCAGCCCAGAAATCCAGTCCTGTCATCTGACAGACATATTAAGGGAAGGTCGCTCTCATCAAATTTTGTTGGATCAATAAAAATACGTCCGTCTTTAATTTCGTCCATTTAAGAATCCAGTTGTTGTGTTAGATTTATATTCAATCCCTGCGTCGCCTGCCCCGTAAATTGTACGGATATTATTCCCCGCTACCTTGACTTCCATAGATCGCGACATCGTGCAACCAATAAAAAATATAGTCGATAAGATAAGTAAATATTTAAACATCCTTTTTCTCCGTCGGGGATTGCGATTGCTGCTTGCTTCCAAAATAAAATCCAACGGCCACAGTACAAAGCGTGTAAAGGGGTTCGTCTACTTTCATTGTTGCTAAAGACATCAGGCAGACGGTAAATACAATTATAAATGCTAACCATCCGCGAAAAGAAACACCGAAGATTTTAGAGTTATCACTCATGTTCAAACCTCATTTTTTCAAAAGATATTTTAAAACCGCTATGTTGACTTTTATCATTTGCCTATACATTTCGATTTCTTCTGGGTCATTGCTCGAAGATATTTTTTTCATAAAAGTCTCAATCTCTTTTTCAAGCTCTGCAACTTCTCCAAAGTCCTCAAATTTCATTTATTAATCTTAATATGCTCCTCTAGCCGGACAACTCTCTTATCAACGTCAGTGTGTTTATCGTTAATTTCCCTCATGAATACTTCAACTTTCTTGATATTCTCCTCAAGGCTCATCGCAATTTTGTCAATGCTTTCCTTGAAAGAATTTAGGTAGCCTTTGATCATCCAACCTATAATTCCAACAAGTCCAGCAATAATCCCAATCAATAAAGGACTCAGCCATTGAAAAGTTAATGTTTCTGGTTGCATGTTGATAACTTTCTGTTTTAAGGTATTGTTATGATGCCCAATAAACAATTACTGCTCCAGCGTCTCCAGAACCACCTCCATAATTTGCCCCTCCAGAAATTCCACCCCCACCACCCCCTCCACCGTAACTGCCCCCGTTATTACCGGCATTATTTGATCCAGCAATACCACCGGAACCGATAGGAGAATTGCCACCATCCCCAGCTTGGTACAAAGACCCTGCCCCGCCAGCTGTGCCAGAAACATTTATTGTCCCACCGCTTCCTGCCCCTCCTGTCCCCGGAGTTGAGGTTGAAGCATTCCCGCCAGAAGTTGCTTGTATTGTTGTTGACCCAGCGAAAGAATTAGTTGCTCCTATTGTAACAGTTACATTACCAGTAACATCAATAACCCCTTCAGAATAACCACCACCGCCACCGCCTGCCCCACCGACGCTACCTGAGGAACTATTCGCTCCACCGCTTCCTCCGGCTCCAATTACTTTCACAAGGACCTTAGACACATTCGCCGGACGAGTCCATGTCCCGCTAGCTGTAAAAACCTGCATATTGTTTGGTATTCCATACGGCTGAAATATTGCTTGCCAAGCAGAATTTGCTCCATTGCGGACATAAAGCGTATCCGTGTCTGTTCTGTAAAATATTTGTCCAGCAACAGGAGAACCCGGGAATGATGTCCCTTGACAGAGAGAACCATCATTGTTGATGGCTCGATTTAATCCCGTCTCGATATTGACAACGGAAGTTTGCAAAGCGTTGACATGCGAGGCATCGACCAGATCTACTTTGTTTGTTTTCGTTGTGAATGATTCAATTGTAAATGGGCTACTCATAGGCTTGTTGACCTCAGTTGTTCAAGTTCATAATTAAGTTGTGCGAGTTTTTCTGACAGCGTCGGGCGCAGCTGGCCAAGCTCAAGGCCTATGCGCATATTGCCATTGTTATCGACGCTGTAATTTATGCGGTTAACTTGGTACGTGATGCGCCCTGCATAAAGAAATGTTCCGTATGCCTTCTGTCCGTAAGTAATGCTTGGCGCTAACATCAAAAATAATGAGATTGGCGTTGTTGATTCAATTTGGATTTCTTCGAGCAATTCGCAACTCCCGCGGCGAACAACGTCTCTTGATTCCGTAAACACTGAGTTTGCATATTGCGTCGCAACGTCGCTTGTCGTGATTGAAGAATTTTGGGTCACGCTCGTTCTTAAATTATACTTAAGCTGGCTTGACGTATCATTAAACGTCGCAGTATATGGGACCCCGGCCACGTCACCTCCTTGTATTACGACGCGATTTATGATGTCCTTAAAGCTGTCATCAGAGCTAAAATTTAAAATCTTTTCGCTTCCAATTGGGTAAATAAATCCAACCGATGAACTCCGCTCCTTAAAATAAAATTTGCGATTAGCGTCAACGCCCCATTCGCGCGTTCCTGTAATATCCGCGAGAGTTTGCATAGCACTTAGAGCATCCGTGTTAAATTTTACCGTGCTCGGCGTGAATCCCGTTGCAACAAGATCACCGCCAGAATACGTGATGTTTGTGTAAGGGCAAACGTAAGTATCTAAAATATCTTTAACGATTAGGCTAACTTCCGTCGATGTGTATATTTTATTGGCGATATAAATGCGAGAAAGTTGCGCTTGATATCCTGTCCCGCGAACCTGAATTGTTTCATTTCCTCCGCGGATATTCGGCTGTTTTGTCTCAACAAGACCTTGATACCAAAGATCGTATGCCTTTGTTGTGTTGTTACGCTTATAAATCTTTACGTTAAAGTCCCCGCTGATAAATCTCTCGTTGCAATATTCCCTAGGCAAATCAAAAGAAAAAGAACCGCACCCACCTATCCGGCTAAAATCCCAATGCAAACCCATTGCTTCTTGGTCTAGAATTTCAAGACGGTTAAAAGATTTGTCTGCTATTTCAACGCGGTATTTCATAATTAACCAAAAAGATATTTTTCAAACCAGTCAATTGTTAGAACTCCGCCGGTCGTGCCAGCGAAACGGAATTGATTCGCGCCCGGCAATAAACGAATAAAGTCACCCGTGAAGCTTGCAATTGAGTCAACTGCGTTATTCGTCACAGTGTGAAGGTCGCTATCGATTGCTAAAATGTTCCCTGTGTTTACGGTCGCCGAAAAGCTAAGAACCTCTCCGGTCGTTAAATTCTCCAACGTGCACGCCGTCATATTCGAGCCAGCCGGAGTGAATTGGAATATCGGCAATGTATAAATATTCCCAACTGTCGTTACGGTAAACGTAATCGGAGAGGATGATAACGACTGCGAAACGCGCGTCTTTTGTAAACCTTGATAAAATGGGTTTACTGCTTGCATCTTTGCCTTAAACTGAAAAGCCCTAAGCGCGGCCTTAGGATTAACGTCCCAAGAGCTAATAAGTACCTTTAAAATTCTATCATCGTAAAGATAAAGGTCGTGCTTGGTTGTCTTCCCGTCTGGGCTAATTCTTTGAGGATTGATTGCCTTAACGATCGCGTCCATGCCCGTGCGCGAAGTTGCTATGTCATTTCCAACGACTGTGCCGGATAAGCTGATCGCCTTAGTGTCAAAGTTAAGGTTAGGCACTATTTTACCGTCACGGCGGGCAACTGTATAGCTTTCCAACCTGTAAGAACCTTGCGGGGCCCAGCTCTCCACATAAGGAGAAAGGTCTGTAAATGTAGCATCTCCGTCACATAGAATTGCTCCGTCAAAATAACCGTCTGTATTTCCCGTGTTGACTTCCATTCCGCAGCGGATACGTGTTGCGCTCGGGTCAATATCCCGTGTTACTGTTAAAAATTCCCACGATGAGCCGCCGGAATGGTAAGAGGAATTGGAAGTCCCAACCCCGTCACCGATTGACAACCGCGCACGGCTGGCCACGGTTGCATATACCCACGCGCCAAATGTCATCTTGCGTCCGGCGTAAGTCAAATAGCTGGTTAGGTCATGGTAAAGCGTGCAATCTGCGCCTGCGCGCGTAACCTTTGCGCTGTAAGTCCCGTGCTTAACAATCGTTGCCTCACGTGCTATACTTGCCCCTGCACCGCTCAACGTATGGTTTGTTGGCGCCGCGCTGGCCCCGCTCACCCAATCTTCCATGTCCGACCACTGCAATAAATTCTCGGGGCTAATTTTAATATCCGTTATCATGCAAAGCTCCTTGCAAAACGTCCCGTACGGTCAATTTCAAATCCTATCGCCTCGACAAGGCGCTTAATATCTTCGTTTGATCCGATGTTGCCAGCGGAAATATTGATTGTTATCCCACCGTTACCGCCACCGCCGTTATATCCAGCGCTTCCCTGTGGATCAACGCGCACGCGCTCTGGTCCAGCTTCCCCTGCTAAAAATAAGGTTGGACGCGTAACATAATCATCGCCGCCTTTTGCTCGAGCTAGAACTTGCCCCCCGCCTGACATTGTGGATTGTACTGATATGCTTCTTCCAGATGTTGCCGCTATTGCTGACGAAATGGCGGCAGTTGTCGATAATGCCGCCGCACCAGCAACAGCACTTGCGCCAAACGTAGCCGCAGATACTAAAGCGGCCGCAGGAGCCCAAGCCGCCGCGATTGTTGCGGCTGCGCCAATAGATGCCGCAATTGTCCCAGCTAATAAAGTCTTTTCAAGAACCCACGCGACAACTTTTTGCACCATAAAATCAACGATTGCTGTAACCATTGCTTTTCCTAAATCCGAGAATGCTTCTTTTGCGCTCTTTGCTCCGGTAATCATCGAAGTTAAAGCCGCAGACATATTTGTTTGGATAGCTTTCCCAACTGTTACAGTAAAAGCAGACATGCCTTGTTGTGCGGTCATGTAAGTTTGTTCGTAAAACTTCAATAAGTTCATTTGCTCATTGGTCTTATTCCGAGCATCCATCAACTCTTTATTATTTATTTGTGCCGTCAACGAAGCCAACTGTTGCATACTTTGCGCGGCTTGCTGATTTATCATTATTTGAGATTGTGCCCCGCGATACAATTCATTGTAATATTGCTCGGCAGACATCTTCCCGTCAACAAATAATGTCTTTTGCTTATTTAGATCATCATTAAATTTTCTTATCTCTTCCGTCGCTCTTGCTGTTGCCGTGTACTCATCTTTTACGCTGTTATTAAACTCTTTTGAAGCAATAGAAGTTGCAACAAACGCCATGCCAATAAGCGTATGCTTTTGGATATATTCGCCGAATTTGGAAGTTAGGTTGCTTGTTGCGAGAGCAATTTCATTCAGAGAATCGCGTGTTTGATCGTTTCGTTTCGCCCATTCATTAATAGCTGTCGCAAGAACACCAAAAGCAATCCCTACAACAAACATTTCCTTATGGAAATCCTGTATCGCTTTTCTTGCTTGCAAGAATCCGCTAGATGTCTTTTGGCTTGCTTTTTCAGCTTCATTCCCGACGTCTTTAATAGCCTTCTGCGCCGGAGCAGTTGCTTGATCTGTAACCTTGAGGACAATATTTAATTCAGAGTTAGACATCTTATTTTCGCTCCATATTTCTTGCTTCTTTTTCTATTACCCTCATTGCTTGGAGAAATTTTTCTGTCTCATTAAGCCAACCTTTTCCGTTGGGTAAGACACCAATCTTAAATAATGGGTATGCGTTTAAATAATCGATGCTCTGTTGTGTAACAACTGTTAGCGGGCATCTTTGGAAAGTCCACTCTTTGACTTGCCATTTTTTGGGGGTTGGACTATCCTCACAGTACCCATGTTCAACCTTCTGCGTGTCTGAACATTTGCGGCAATCTAAATCCCATTGTGAGACGGCGATTGCCACTATTAGTTTTTTGTTTCTTGCTCACTAAGTTTTGAACTGTTCAGAATAGCTGTCCCGAGCTCGATAATTATTTCAAACGGAATAATCTCGATTACATTATTCGCTACGATTTGATATTTTGTTTCTGCGACGGACTTATTAACTTTATCAATGACAATATCTTCACCAGAAGCATTCTTAAAATTCTCTGCTCCCTTAAGCCCAAACTTAACAGCCTCAATAAACCCATCAATTGACGATGGGTCTTTTGCAAAAATACTGCCAATATGTGCAGAAATCCCTGAGCTTAAAGGGCCAATCTTCCAGATTGTCTTTTGTTCTGCGGTGTCATATTTGCTGATAAATTCTTGCGTTTCGTTTAAGTTAATTCCTGTTATCATTGAATTTGCTCCGATCATTTAATTTATTATTATGTAAATTTAATACTAATCTCATCATCCCCGGCCGCAGTCGATGTCACTGCTTGCCCCTTAATCTTCTCGACGAGAATCTTTTCACGATCCGCATATTCAAGATCAGTAATATTAAACTTTGGCACTGTGATTGTGCAGATGTTCCCTGCCGTTGCGCCGATCTGCGCGGATAAGGCGCGAGGCGTTGTCAAAGTATCAGCCCTCAAATCATACGTTGCAATCGGCACAGCCTCGGGGTCAATTGTGACAGTCGGGGCGCGGTTCGTTACGTAAAACCCAGCCACGCCTGTCGATGCGCTTAAGCTGTCTCGTTTGGCAATAGTATTTGCTAAGTCAAACTCAAGTTTTTGCAAAATCAACGCAACGGAGTTAAGCAAGAAGTTTGAGGACTTAACGATTGCCGGGGTGTCAATTGTTGACTCGTACGTCGGCGTTGATAGCGCTGTATCCGTCGGGGCGGTATAAAGTCCCTTGAAATTAAACTCCAAGAGCCCTTGTTTACCAGCTTCCGCGATCAACTTAAATGTCCCGACAGCTCCATTGATAACATGCCGGCGTCCGTCGATGTAAACCCAGAGAGTGCAAGACGTCTGCGGAGATGATGCCGGAGTGTAAATACAGCTTGACCCAGCCGATACCGTTTCAGACATCGAGCAAGCCTTAAGTAGTGCCCCTAAGCGCGGAGCCACTCCGACAGAGCCGGACCCGATGATTTCCGTCTGGAAAGTCAACTCAGTGTATTCCGAGCCGCGCACAGATTGACGATTGGATAAAGATACCATTTCAACTTCGCGCTTGATTGCTTCGTGGTTCTCTTTTAACTTTGTGCCCATTGACAAGATGGCATTCGCCGCCACTGTTGGCGTAGGATCAACACCGTAAGTCGCCTCTGACTTCGCGAGGATCACAACTCTTTCTTTTAACATTGGTGCAGGCATTGTTTTATCTCCTTATTATGTTCTTGTTAGAATATTCTGCTGATAATAAAAATCGACTTCAATCGAAACGTCGCGAATAGGCCACCGCTCGATTTCATAACTTGATTGCTTGAACTTAAAATCAATGCACGTATCGTTTAATGTAGGGTAATAAGCAGAGAGAGCCTTTTTGATATCAGTCTCAACATCCATAATCCCTTTATGCGTCCCGTCACCAACGATTTGTAAGTCCATGTTAAAACAACGGACGTATGCGCTAATCAGAATTTTGAAATGCAATCTTTGAAGAACGTGTGAATCAAGCTCGTCGCTCTCTTCATTAATCATTGGTTCAACAATGATGCACGGGAAGTTTATATCCCCGATATCTTTTCGGACGCCTTGATAAACTTTCTTGACGTACACGCTTAACGTCGCATCGTTTTGAAGCACAGATTGAACTTGATTGATGATATTTTCAGATGTCATTTTTCGTTTAACAGTTGATCAATTCTTTTTTTAAAAGTCTCAATAATGTAACCGTTGTCAATGTTCGCTTGAAGTCCAGTCCTTAAAAATGGGCGTGCAGGGATAGTGACTTCTTTCTTACTAACCCAGCGGTCTCCAATCTTAAACTTCAAATAAGGCGAATTCTTTGCTCTGATAACTCCGCCCAATTCATGGATTGGCGCATACACAACATTCGTCCCAACCTTACCGGTAACAATACTCCCAACCATCTGCGCTGTTCCAGAAATCGAGCTTTTCAATCGTCCTGTTCTGATGTGCAAAACTTGGCCAGATAACCCGCGCTCTTTTACATAAGCCGATATTCCGAGCGTGGTTGATTGCATGGCCATAAGCATCGCCCTACGCCATTTGTCTGGGTCGAATTTACCGCCTAATCCGTCCAAGCCTTTGATTGTGATGTCCATTATCTTGTTGTAATCCTTCGGTATCTGTCTAAAATTTCTCTTACTTCGGAGTTCTTGAACTTAATGATCATTCCTGCAACGTCAAGCTGGTCTGGTCCGGCGATTGATGTCTTAGAATCTTTATAAATAAACTGAACAATTCTCCAAACGGCAAGTTGTAGGTCAAATGGGATATTTGTTGCGTTATACCCGGCTGTGTAAACGACCTTAATATTTTTCTTCCCGACAGCAAAAGTCGCAGCAGTGTCAAGTTCGATGATTCCTGTATCCCACCACACGAATTCAGACGCAGGGATCAACGTATCGGGCGAGTAGGTTCTCCCTGTGTCATCGTATAAAGAAGCGACTGACACGACGGGAATATTAGACAAGACAATCGTGTCTTGCCCATCACCATTTAAATATTCTGTGTATGTATCTAGGATAAACTTTCGATTACAATATGTCGAAACGTACTGAGAGACAGACGAGAGAATTGACTGCAACGCTTCATCATCGTTGCTATCTGTGATCGTTAAGAAACTTTTCACCCTTGATAAAGTTGTTAAGTCTATCGTCGAAGACATGACAACATTCCCAACAACTAGCGCAAGTGTCGCATCTCTAACGACAAGGATAAAGTTTCTTCCAGCCGCTGCGTTATAAAGCTCGATTACGTTGTTTACTTCTCCGTAAGTCCCCGCGTCATAAACTTCGAGCCCTAGGCTTCCGTCATTAACAAATACGGTATAATAAACGCCGTCGTTAATGGAATCCGCGATAACCGGCTCCGCAGAATAAGGGAGATCCGTCTCTTCAATCGTTATCGCCAAATTATCAGAAACGCTGATCGCCCAGTTTTGGCATGATGCTCGATCTTTTATGACGTAGCTGTTCATTCAAATATCCTTTTATTAATGGCCGTTACACCCAACCGCCGAATTATTATTTATACAAGCTGCCCACTGCCTTGATACTTTAATTTGCGGAAGAATATCTGCTATAATTTTTTCTACAGACTCTATTGCACTTGCCAACTTCTCAGTGTTCTTGTTTTGCTTCTCAACATTATCGCTTAAATTCTTGATCTCCGCGCTCAATAAAGCAGTTGCCTTATCTTGACGATTTACACGTTCCTCCTGAATATGCGCACGTTTTTCAAGTTCTTCTATTTTCTTGTCGTGCGACTCGCAGCGATATTGTTCTTGGTCGGTCATGGCTAATTAGCCTCAAGTGCCGTTAATTGATACCAAACCCCGCTTGCGCCAGTTGAACCCACAGTTACGCAATCATCTTGCGTTAGAACAACGTCAGCGCCGCCAGAAGATTTAAAATTAGCATTATTGTCAAGAGTGATATTATTTGCACCGGTATTGCATACGTGCATTATGCACCCTTTATTCCCAGCAGCTGGCGCCGTGAATGTATTTGTTGTGTCCGTAGTAACTGCCCCTGCGGAAGTAATTAGCTTTAATGTTCCACAAGCATCATTGGCAATAGTGTTCCCTGCGGATATTGTTTGTGCTGCTGGAGGATTGACAACCAATGGCCCATTGGGCGCGGTATTCCCTATGCCAAGTTTCCCTGAACTAGTAAGACGCATAGTTTCTGCTTGCGTAGCTGAACCAATAGGAGAATTCCAAAATGCAATATCACCCCCACCCGTAGATGATGTTGTAAATGCTTCTGCGGCGTAACCTCTAATGCTTGCGGCAGTATTTGTATTATTAGTGGTGTTATACGCTCCAGAGAAGTTTATGCTACCTAAACGATGTCCACTACCAACTGCGGCATCGCCGTCTTGTTGCAAAATAATACCACCACCGGATGTCGTGCTGGATGCGGAAGTATTTACTAAATATACTCCATCTGCAACATCACTTCTAAATCTTCTTCTTATATTAGCACTGATATCGTTGTAGGAAATTGTTGATACGTTCTTCCCACCTGTCCTAAGAAAAAATGGAGAACCGCCATTTATCCCTAAAATATTAAAAGTTATTTGACCTTTGACATAGTTACTAGTATCTTTTAATGTGTATGTACCTATAAAATTACCTGTTCCCCATTGTTCAACATCGAGCATATCTATATTCAAATAAGTTGCCCCTATTGGGGCATAGACTGCATTAACGCTCTGTTCAACGGAGGCATATCCAATATTTATTGGATAGGTAGAAGTATCTAAGTATATCGCATTAACACAAAAAGTGAACATTATATCTGTTACTTGGTTATGTTCTGTTAACCGTATCCCGTTATAGAATCTCTTGATTTTTATCCCACTAAGAGCCATGCTGACGTTACCATTCCCGGGGGAAGGCATACGAATACCATACGAATCATTGTGGGTTTGTAATTCGGGAGTTACCCCGTTTTCGTAAGATGTATCAACGCTAATATTGTTCCCACTAACCATATCCATATATTGAAAATTAAGTAGTGAGTGCGTTGGATCCTGCACAGTCCTAAAAAACATATCCTCAATAACAACGCGAACTCTTGTCAATGCCGCATTGCCACCAGAAATCATTGAATATGTCCCATTAGTGCCATATTTAGTACCAAAAATAACAGAACCAACACTGGCACGATCATTTAGATTTGGCGGGATTGCCCCTTTAAACTTTATAGTGACAAATTTTTCAATACCGCTAACCGTAGGCAAAGCTATCTGTGAATTATTTGTTTTGTTAAATGCTCCGTTTACAAGATAAATCCCTGCCGGGAAAAATACTTCGCCAGCCAATACGCCATTTCCTGAATTGTAGATTGCTGTTATAGCACTTTGAATAGCCGCGGTATCGTCTGTACCGTAACGAAATACTGATGAAGAAACAGTTGCGCTTGCGGCATTAGCGATTTCAATCGACGTGGAACTATTGATACTACTAATCGTTGATGTCAAATCAACATTTGTTCCTCCAGCCCCAAAGATTGTGATTACTTTCCCAATATCAGAGGAAGTAAATGATGCGGTTGCAGATGTGAAAGTGGTTAGTCCTGATGTTATCGCCCCATCATATAATTCGATCCCATCACCCTTAGCGCCGTATTCTGTCTTGACGTTGAAGATTACGGAGGAGTCTTCGCCTTGACCGCCGCCACCGCTGGTCCCGCAACTAAAAGTATTTGTCGAAGCGTTATAATTTAAGTGATTCCCCCCTGTATCTGCACAGGACGGAAGATCCTTGGCGATAAAAGCAGACCCACTTGAGACGAGAATTGTATCATCTGCGGCGGTTGATAAGCCTGTTCCGCCATTTGTTAATCCAAGCGTACCTGTTACACCTGTTGTTAATGGCAACCCTGTTAAATTTGTGGCAACCCCAGACGACGGCGTCCCTAATGCAGGCGTTACAAATGTCGGCGACGTTGCAAAAACAGCATTGCCCGAACCGGTCTCGTCCGAAAGAACACCGGAAAGTTGCGCTGATGTCGTAGCCGCAAACTGGCTTAATGGATTTGATGTCAAGGCATTCCCTGTCCCACCTACCAATTTCCACTCACCGACGGTATCGCAATCCCCAGTCGTCGGAACGCACTTATAAAGTTTTTGGCTTGAATTCTCATAACATAGGTCATACTGCTTACCGTCAGTTAATGACGTGCAGTCCGTCGCATGTGTGCGTAATGTTGCGCTATATCGCGGATCGGCACTCGCAAGAATTACCGGAAGAAGTGCAAACATGATTAAAGTGAAAATAAATTTTCTCATTTTAATTTCTCCTTGAAGCACATGCTTCATAATGTTGTTTATTTTTGATATGTTTTGAATCAATGTCTTCCAAAATCTCTGATAGCCGGGACCCTGCAATATCCCACGTGAATTTACTGTGGATGCGTTCGCTTGCCTTCTTCCCGCGACGTAATGCCTCGCCATAATTGCCGTAAACCTCAAGCATCTTCTCGCACATGCTCATCACAGACGGGCAATAACCCATTGAAATAAGATTGTCGTAATTTGTTAGCTCTTGCTCTGCAAACGTGAAACCCATTGGGTACCCAACACGGGCGTCAAAGAAATCCGCACACCCTGTTATTGATGGCGCAACGCATGGGGCACCGGTGGCCATAGCTTCACAGAGCGTTAAGCCCCAGCCTTCGCCAAATGTTGGGAGCAAAAAGCAATGCGTTGAGTTATATAATTCGACAAGCTCATCAAGCGAAAGTTTCCTGCGATCAAAAATAATGTTCTTATGCTTACCCATGATCTGAACGTCATTACCAAAAAACTCAACAAGGTCTGGGTTAGTCATAGCGTTTGGACCCTTCGAGTGTTCAAGCATAAGCTTTACTCTCTCGCGCCCGCCTGCTTCTGCGCGGAGCTCATGTCTTTTGCGGAAAAGCTTTTTGACAAATTCTGCGCGATCAATATTTTGCATTGTCGTCTTGATATACATTTCAACGCCCGGCTCGTTCTCAATCATCTTCAATGCTTGTAAAATCAATGGATACCCTTTGCGCGGGTTTGGGGCACCACACCACATAAAACGAAATCTTTTCGAAGAAGACGGGATTTCCCTCTGAAAGAATGGAAAGCTTGAAGCCTCAACGCCTTCATGACAAACATAAATTGGACGGTCAGTATATTTTCTGAAAAGGTCTCGGCAGAAACTGCTCGGGACAATGATTGCATCAGCACGGTTAAGGTTAGAAATGTATTTATTCGGAAGCTCAAGGAATTCCCACATCGTAAACAAAACATTAAATTTGCCTTTGACATAAAAGAAGAAGTCTGCCGGACAAATCTGTAAGGCAATGTCTGCATCGTCGGAATACTCAAGATATTTCTCGCTATGCTTTTTCATAAACCGCACATGCGTTGCATACCCTAGCGCATTGCCAGAATGCTCATTGACTGGTGTTACCCACTGGACTTTTAAGCGATTCATTTTGTTAGAATACCTTTTGATGTTTCGTTCATTGCTACTCGACACTTTGAGCAAATTATTTTTTTAGCAGGGGATGCGCTTACCTCTGCCCAACAACTCAAACATTTATACTTCGAGCTTTTCTTTATCACTGCTTAAAATCTCCTGCCAAAACATCTTCTTGTTTGTTTCCATATGAAGCCGTGTCAAATTGACATCACTGCTAAACCAGAATTCGTTTTTATGTTCGACGAAATCGTTAAGTTCAAGTTTGCACCCTAATAACTTCGCCTCAATGACAACGCGCGGGCATGTGTCCCCACCGATAGGCATATAAATAAGGCCTTCCGCCTTTGACATCTCAGCCAACAAGTCAGCGTATTTCATGTTCCTTAAAACTCTAAAATTCATTTTGCGATCTTCTGCATACTTCAACGTCTGTGCGAATCCCTTTATCTCCGACGAAGAATGAACAATTACCCAGCCATTGCGCTGTTTGTTTTTTGATAAAGCCTCCAGATCGGATAACGTTGAGTCTGCAAACGTTGAACTTAAAACCATGGTGTTGCGCTCGGATAATCCGCGGACTTTGCTTTGATACCATTTCTTTTGACGCTCCGACATCCAGAAAACATTTACTGCGTTTGTAAAAAACGCATCGAGGAAATGATTCCGGCAATTGCACTCCATCCCCTCTTTCAGGTAGTGAAGGTCTGGCGATCTGTACGCACAATATTTATAATCAAACTCAATGACTGAATATTTTATGTTCTCGACGATATTCGGGATAAGTCCCCATTTCATTTGTGAAAAATTCCCAAAAACCCAAAACGCTGCTTTATGATGCGCGATAAGCTCATTGCTAACATTCTTCGCCAAGACTTTCTCATATTGTGACGGGCACGTGTCAATAAGCGCCTGCAACGAAAGCTCTGCCCCGCCGACATAAGTGTCTGCAAAATGATCTGAAACAAAAATGATTTTCTTATACATTCTCAAGAACCTTCACGTGAATATTCCCTATCCCACCATATTCCTGAACCTGTTTGCTAAAAGCTGATCGTTCGTGTCCATAACGAAAGTAATAAACAGGCTTTGCAAATCCTTTAAATCTCATGGGCGCCATTTTCGCGCGAACCCAAAGATTCCAGTCAGCGCAGGCGTCCATCCGATACCCGCCAAGTCTTTTAAATGCCTCTTTGCGAATAAACGACGAATGCGGTATAAGATTGCACTCTTTTATCTGTTCAAGAGTAAAATCCTCTGCTGTCCCCCATTGGGTCCCGTTGCTTAAAATTACAGGGAAATGGATAATGTCCGTATACTCGAAACTCCCTGAACGAATAGCCGCGAGAAGCGTTGAAAGATTATCCGCGTGGAAATGATCATCGTCGCAGAACGTTACAATCCATTCTCCGTCAGCGTGCGCAACAGCATGATTAAAACCTTCCGCGATAGTGCGCGACTTTCCATCAGATACCACAATGCAGTCATCCGGGATTTTATTTGCTTGGATGGCTTCTCTTGCTGTTACTCCGTCGATATAAATGACGCGCTCGTCAAATCCCCGTGCAGATAAAAAAAGATTATCTAGCCATTCAGGCACTGGATTCTTTGAGTTGATTACGAGTGTTATTTTATTTTCCAAGATTATCTCCGCGGGGGATGGGGATTTTATTTCCCCACCCCCCCCATAATTACATTCAGCTTAATTACGCTGTCATAATTCGGCAAAAGGCGTTAGCCTGTCCGATCTTCCCAGCCCATCGGCTGACCATGCGGAATCGGGTCTGGCTTGCCGTGAATAAGCCGTACGGATCGCTTTCAAGCATCATGGAACCGGCACGAACGCCGAGAACGTAATACTTGAAGTTACCAAACGCCACGAATGCCGTTGCGGTTGCCGTTGTCTTCGGACCTTTAGAAGACAAGATATACGGATATTCCCAGATAGTGCCCGGAACCCCGTTGCCCGGCATCGCATAAACAAAGCGGCCTTGAGTATCTTTTAAGGTACGGATATAGTGCTGGATAAGTTTGTTGTAGATAAACTTACCGCCAGCGCCATACATTTCATCGACAGACTGTGCAGCCAAAGACAAGCTGTCAGCACTGATCGAAGAAAATGCCTGTGAACCAGCCCCTGTCTGAACAACAGAATAGCCAGCGGCCGCTGTCAAAACACCAGACCCAAGCTTCGTCCCATCGCCGTTAAGAACTTGGTTATCAAGTTCCAACGCGATCCCATAGCTGAACTGGCCAGCCAATAGCCCTGCGATGTCATAATACGAATCGGCAAGAAGTTCGTTGCTCGAAATTGCATAAGCATCAAGACGTTTTGCGGTCAAAGCAACCTGTCCAACAGTCGGTTCTGTTTCGGTCGCGGCAACACCTTCAGCCGTCCAAACAACACTTGACTGCGTGGCTTCGGTAGGAACGCGCATATCGTTTGTTCCCATTTGAATAACGTTACATTCTTTCAATGCGAACGTAACATCACGGGAAAGCATAAGCATATCCCATTGATATTCAGTCGGGACCAAGAACCCGCCTGTAGTCGTTGCGCCTTCGGCCAAAGCGGCTTTTGCGTTGATGTCATAAAGATATTTCACGGCTTCCGGTTCAGGATTGCGAACTAAAGCGCGGGAAGCAGCAATGAAATACTTTGCCAATTCGTCTTGGGCTTCTTCGCTTCGTAAAACTTCAAAGTCACCCGGTTTATTGGCAATGTGCTGACGTTGCGGTTGCATCTGTTTAGAGACTTTTAACCCTAAGAATTTCTGAGAACGGACAATCGCCGGAGCAACGCCTTTGGCCGGAGCGGCCTCGATCTTAGCCAACTTTTCGTTGAAATCTTTTAACTGCGCTTCAAGGGCCTTGACTTCAGCTTTGCGAGATTCGGCTTCTGTCCCGACTTCTTTTTTTAATGCTTCAAGGCCATCATTGATGCCCTTCTGAATTTTCTCTTGAATTTCTTTCAATTGTTTTTCGTCCATTTTATTACCCTCACTTGAGCTTCATTGATTCTGTTAACTGCTTAACGAACTGATCAACTGCTGTGTCAATGGATTCCTTCGAGCCAGTAGGCTCCGGACCCTTAGAATTAAAAAGATGTCTGAAATAATGTGCGTTTTTTTGCGGCAAAGTATTGAAGCAAGCCAAAACAGTTTCTTTTACGCATGTCTGTAAATCGGTAATATGCTCCTTCATCACAACGCGCATACAGTTAGAAATCTGGTTTATGTGTTCGTCCGTAAATTTGACAAATATGGTTTCATCCAGAATGTCTTCCGGCTTTTCCGGTTCCAAAACTGGCGGCATTGCTGCCGGAGGATTTTCTAAATCCTTTTTCCCCCAATTGAATACTTTGATTGCCATATCGACAAGATGCTTTTCAATGGGGTCTTTGCTGTCGCGCTGCAACGCATCCGGGTTAGACGGGATCAGCACTTGGCTGACTTCGAGCAAAAGTGCATTTGTAAACACGCGTCCAATCCCTTTATCCCAATCTCCATCAATCCAATCGCGCCCAATGAACCCTACGGAATAAGCCGCGATGTCTTTTGATGCTAAATTAAAAGCCCAATCCGCTTCCTCATTCCCTTCACCAACAAAATATTGAAACTTCGCGACAAGACCTTCCTCAGAAATTCTCACATCAATTGCTTTACCAATCTGGTTTGTGAGCTTCTCGTACTTATGCGAAGAAAGCAAAATCGGGTGCTTGAGATAATCCGCTAATCCAGTAATCCATGCCGTGCGCAGGATAATTTCTCCGTCTCGGTCTTTTGTCTCATTTGAAATCAATGCCTCGACGATATAATTCTTCTCGTCGATGCTTTTTATCTTTGCGTTAAATGTTTTTAAAATAGGTTTCTTTTCTTCTTTTGGTTTCATCGAATTACTCCTTAATCGAACACCGGCGTTGGGTTACATCGGCAATTTATGACTTCCCCAGCCGGCCCGTTGCCTGCTGGATAATCGACACCGTTTGAGAAGACTTGGTCAATCCCAACAATCTCACCGTCAATTGCTTGATGAGATTCGCGGACAATATCGTCGTGAGAAGTTGTCCATTGCTTTTTTGTTACACCAGCTTGCTTAAATGCAACCATAGTCCCCCCGTTCATCGCGCCAGTGATTTCAGTCCTTGCGATAATCTTTGACCGATTAGATGCGAAGTTATAAACTGACCGAATACGTTCTGCGATTTGCTCTGTTGTTTCTCCGGCTGTAGCGCCTTCCATAAGCTGCGTTTGGAGTTCTTCTCTAATCGTGTCATTGATTTCAGGGAGAGATAAAAACCTACTGTGCACAACAGACGTTAAGTTTGGATTCAATAAATTGAAGTCAATCGCTCCGCCGAGCAAAGAATCGGCGAATTGCGCACCTGTCTTCGATGCCTCGGTAAACAGCGGGTTTGAAATCTTAATCAACTCTTGGTTTTGGTCTTGCCAGTTGATATTTATGTTGTAATAAATCTTTATGCTTTTTTGTGCCCCAATCAAAGCAAGAACCTTCGCCCGCTGGCGATAAAAATAATCTTTAATAATCGCCTCGTATCGCTTTTCAAGCGGGTCTTGAAGAGATATAAACCTCTTGGAAACAGCTTGCCTGTCAATCTGCTTTGTTGACTTTACCGGTGGAACTTCTGGCAATGGAGCATCTTGATTCTTCGGTTGTTCTGGCGCTGGCTTTACTGGTTCTTGCGTAGCGGCAGAGTTAGCTGAACGTGCGAAATCACTCCCGGCTGGGACAAGATTAAAAGGCAAGTATCCAATATCCCCACCATCAATTTTCTCAAATCCTAGACCAAGCTCATCATTGATCGTGTTAAAAGGGACACCCATTGCAAAGAGCTTCGTTGCCCGATCCAGCTTGTCGTTCATGTCCTCTTGTAAAGAGATAACATTGCTAAAATCAAATTTCCCGGTAATCCCGGGAGAAATCTTTGCAAAAAAATGAGCGTTGAGTGTTTCCTCAACATACCGAAGCATCGGCATAATTGTATCCGTCCAAAAGAGCTTCTTCTGGCCTTGGAATGTTGCATAATTCAGATCGTCAGTAATTGAGAACATTGACTTTGGAACACGCCAAATCCCCATGATGTCTTCACGGTTAAGGCGTCGCTGTTCAACAAACTCCATATCTTTGTGAGTTGTGCCTATGTTGGCCGGCTTAAGTCCACCTTCAAGTATTGCCAGCTTATGAGCCTTATCCACCCCTTTATGGTTACTATCCCATTGGGCTTTAAGTCGGCTAAACTGTTCTTCTGACAACTCTTTTTCAGTCGATAAAACGTAACCCGGCTCGGCATTATTCTCGAAAAACTTCGAGTTATAAATCAGGCTTGAATAGTCGAGGTTAATCGTCTTTGAGATTGGGTCCAACGGCGAAAGCCCCATGATTGGGTCATACGGGTTGAAATATTTGAAATGAATTATTTCTTCAGGAAGAAATTCGATTGAGTTGCGATAACTCCACGCCAGAAGATTCCCGGCATTATCTTTGCGAGGGCTAAAATAATCTGGATTAAACACCCATATTTCAGCCGGCAAACTGCTAGTCCCAGATATTTGGCCGCGGGATTTATTTAATATCCAAAAGCAATTCCCGCGGAGGCTTAAATAAATTGCTGTTGCTTCCCATAATTGAGACCGTGACATTAATGGGTTTGGCGTTAAGAAAAGTTTATTAAGGGCGCTTGGCGCGGCTTCATTGTCGCCTTTCATAAACTTAAATTCAGCCTGCCCGACGTTATCACCAATCGCGCGGATTGCTTTATAAACGTCCGAATGTTCTGCGTAAGGCTTAACAATCTTATTCCCACCTTGCGACAGATTAAATTCACGAATCGCAAGCCAGTCAGATGACCAGCTTTTCTGGCCTCGGACATAACCAAGTTTCGCAGCAATCCTGTCAAATAACTTTTGCGGGATTATACCCATCGAATATTTACCCCCGTTTTATCCATTACGGATTTAATCGCAAACCCAAGCGCATCAATATCGTCGTCATGCGCACATTGAGGAAACTCGAGCAACCTTTCGACTAACTCCTCAACTTTTCTGTTCCCGCGTTTAAACTTTATCGTTCCATTCTCAATCATGCCCTCATATTCGCTGACGCGAACACCCTTGTCTGTTGATGTATGGATAGCCTTTGGATGCGGCTGTCCACCACCGGCGCGGCACGCTTCGACAATACCCTGCCGGATTGCTTCTCCGGCGTTATTGTCCTCGATAAAGATATTTGCGAACTTTCTGTTCTTAACGCGGTTTAAATAAAATTGCTCAAATGCCTTTACTGAAATTTGCTCACAAAAAGCGTCATCAACATAAATAAAACCTTCTTTGTCCTTTGCAACCTCAACAAACGCCATATTGTCGCCGGATTGCTTAACGCTTGTTGCTGTATCAATCCCCCCGCCGCGAGTTGTCTCTGGCGGGAGCTCGTCGTACCACCTGATCCAGTCCCGCTTAATTCTCTGGCTTGCCGCATCTAAAGGCCTGCCTTGGTAAAGAGCATTCCAAGCACGCGACCCAACCTTTGCTTTTGTGTTTAGAATTTCCTGTATCGAATATCTTCCCGGCCATAGAAGATCGCCGACTTTCCTGTTTAAGGGGTCATTCTTTTGCTGTTCGTCGTCCTCGATAATGGCCGGTAAATTTAAGACAACCCAATCTTTCTCGCTTGCGAGTATTCGGCCGGCTAAATCATCTTGATGCCACCGCGTCATCATTAAAATCAACGCCGCACTAGGCTCAAGCCGCGTCAATACGACGTTCTGGTACCAGTCAAAAGTGTTGTCGCGAATAACTTGGCTTTCGGCATCTGCTCTGTCTTTGATCGGGTCGTCGATAATAAAAAGGTCTGCCCCGTGCCCCGTGATGGCTCCTTCGACTCCCATCGCCATTAACCCGCCCTTGTGGTTCGCAATCTCCCACTGGTCCACTGACCGGCTATCATCAGCAGTGTTAATCGCTGGGAACAATAACCGGAAATGCTCACTCTCAACTGTCGATCTAACCCTCCGTGAGAATGTTCGGCAAAGCGATTTCGCGTAAGAGCTAATAATCACGTTCTTGTCTGGATTTCTGCCGAGGTAGTAAGCCGGGAACTTCCGCGACACTTCTTCAGATTTCCCGTGACGCGGCGGCTCAAAAACCATCAGGCGCTTTATTTCCCCGCTTTCAACCCGATCCAGATAAGAGCCAATCAGGCTTACGTGATCTGGTGTTTGATACGACTTATCAATGAACAAAGAAAAATCTATAAAACTTTTACGAGCCTTAATGATCGTCGCAATAGCCGCGTTAATTTTGGCTAGGCGTTCTTGCTCTTGAAATGATTTCATCGAGCTGATCATCTGTTGCTTTCTCTAAGACGCTTACAATCTGGTTTAAACTTCCTGCTATAATCGGCTGATTATTAAACGCAGGGTTGTTGTTAATCATTATTTTTTGGTTCTTATATTTTTCTGGGAAATGATTGCAAAGATAAAAAATGTATCCGGCTTCTGTTGCATCACCGGAAATAAGACGCTTAATAAATTTCGATTCAATAGCATCCCCGCGATCAAGGTCACGTTCCGCAATTGCCTCATCAATGCTCTTGTCTAACTCTTCATATTTCTTTCTTAATCGCCAAAGAGTTACACGAGATATTCCAAAGTGTTTCGCTATCCCCGGGAGGTTCATTGTTAAGTTTGCTTTAATCAAGGCGGGGGCTTCTCGCGTTATCTGCTCGACGAGATCATCAGTAATAAGTTTTTCTCTTGGTATATTCATATTCCTACAAAAAAAATACCCCCACGTGTGTGCGCACATGGGGGCTTTGGAACGAGGAGAGTTTATGAAAAAGTGCAAGTCAAGAACGCCTTCTTGCCTGCAATCTAAATATATGGGATTTATTCTGTGATGTCTAAGCTATCGGACGATATCTTATGCAGCGTTGTATGCGTGGTTATACTCAAGCTTATGTTGCCTATTATTTTTATACCATTTCAATGAATTGCGCCGCGTGCGTTCTCTTTGACATGATTCTTTTAAGCAGACTTCTTGGTGTTTTACTGATTTGTTAAATCTTGCTCGGCAGATTTTGCAGATTGCGGATAATGAAGGCATAATTATCTCCGTATGATTATTTTATTACGGGTCAACAAACTCTCCTAAGTGATCCCAACGCTTTCTAAAAGTTTCTCGGTCAGAAAGCACGTATTTGCTCACGTTTATTTTATGCGCTTCGCAGGCCATTGAGTTATTATGTACGAGTGATGCGTTTGGGCATTCCTTTACTTCGTATCCAGCCTCATAAGCGCGCAGTGATAAATCAGGGTCTGCATAAAATGCCTTATATCGCGCGTCGAAGAACCCTCCAATCTTATTTATTAATTCTCTATGCGCAAAAGGGAACGCAGCGAAAAATTTGCCATAATAATAAAATGGGAAGTACGGGAAATGCCGAGGGCAAGCGATGATGTTATTCTCATGCTCTTCGCAGAATTTCTTAAGGTTGTCAAGGCATCCTCGCGCAAGAGCAGCTTCATCATTCGTGCAGAAATAATACTCCCCTCGAGCGCATCCTATCCCTTCGTTGACGGCACTTATTACACCTTTGCGCTCAGGCTGATATATCCAAAGGACATCATTCCTTTTGCTTAGGTTGTCGTCTTGAAAGTCTGCGACTATAATTATTTCAATGTCATTCTCTTGGCATGATTCAAATATTGATCTAACTGCTTCGTGTATGTTTCCAGGTCTCACCGTCGGCAGGATTACGCTTATCATATTGCAGATACCCCTGCGGCTATTAATTGTGTACGAGAGCATTTTATACTGTATCCATCTTCCGGAGAGAAGATCTTCCATTTTGGCGTGTTGTTAATTATCAACCACACATGAACTAATCCTTTCGGTCCAGCGGCTTTTTTAATTGAAATCGTACCGTGAAGTCTTTTGGGATTTCGTTCACTAAACTTATTGCGCTCGTGATTAAAATTGTGCTGATAAAGTCTTGCTGTTTCTATGCACGTTGTCGCGAGCTTAACACGCAGTTTTCGCATAACTTAAATCCTCAAAAATGTTTTGTTTTTCTTCCGCTTTCTGCTCTGCTTCTATCAAATCTAAAACTTTAATTGGAGGAATTTCTGGAAAAACTGCGGCAACGGCTTCCAGAATAAAAAATTTATCTCCTTCTTTCTTGCAGAGTCTCTTGGCTTCCTCTATTGCGAGTTCTCTTGTTTCGTGCTCACGACTCGTACTGTGATTTCCTTCTCTAATGACCATCCAGAATTTGTACATTTATTCTTCCCCTTTCGTTTTACCGTAGTCACACTCTAAACACGAAATATCTTCTTTTATGTATAGCCAGCCGTTAAATTTTCCTGCTGAAAGTTCTCTGTGCATATTGATTAGACAATGCCACCAGAGTCTTATTTTGTTTAGTAAAGTCGCCTTCATTGTTCCTCCTTTAATACGGTTCCGAATATTTATAATCTTCGTCTCTGTAACGAATAAAACAATTATTAGAATCCAGACAAACCGATTCGTTTGGTAGAGATTCGCAATCCTTTATATCTAATTTAAAAGTCAAGCCAGAATATTTTTTAAAATGACTGGTGTACTGTAAAGAAACGCTGATAATTGGACCATCGTTCTCTGGTTTAGGAATAGACTTACAGTAATCGTATAAAGTATTTCTATTCTTTGAAGAAATTCCGTAATACCGATCAATCATCATGTCATTTTCTTTTTTATTCGCAAAACTGTAAATAAAGACATAAACGAGCAGACATACGATTGGAATAATTAAAATCCAGATTTTAGGGCTTTCTTTAAATTCTTTGTCCATTTTCTTACGCTCCTTTTGTTTTTTGTTTAGTTGTGGGTGTTTAGCCATCCTCCATGAAGTCGCTAGAAAACATGGAGTTTATGGAATTATCGGAGAATGTTTTAAGGGAACTATCCCTCCGAATGGCTAAACTAACCGCCTTTACCCTACTTGTTTATTGGTTTTCCAACCTCTATTCTTATTTAATCTTTTTCTTTTTGCTTTTCGCTTCAATTCTTTTAAATGAATTTTTTTAGCTATATTCATTGACCAATCCTCCCGCCTTCGTCTGAAGATTCCATTTTCTTAACAATTATTTCTTGTAAATCAATAGCCATGCTGTCTATAATAGTACGGAATATTGATTTATCAGAATAGTAGTCCCGCTCTATGACTCTTTTAACACAATATTTCTCATCAAAAGTCTCTATAAGTATTGTCAATTCGATGCACCCATCTCTTATAATATCCCACGGCCTACATTGAATTTCTATAAACATATTTAACCCCTTTCTCCGCCTTCGGCGTTAGTTAA